GGAGAAAGAAAGTGGCAATAGGGACAAACGCGTTTGTCGCCGCTCAAACGGGTCGGGGGTGGATTGTCAATAACGATTTTGAACCGCGCCAGTTTCGCGAAGCGAACCGCCGTCCCGATCTGTATGACATAGCCGGGACGGCGACGCAAGCGATTTATTTTGGCGAGTAAGGAACGCCGTTTCGTAATAGCGTGATAACCGACAACCGCCCTTCGCTCCCGCCACGCGCGTTAAGAGCCGCTGTCTTTAGCGCATAGGCTGCGCCGTAATTCTGACAAGCGATTGTCATTGTAATATCGTCCGGGGCGTTGATCCCTTTAGGCTGATGAAACCGGACGGCGAATTTTCCGCTAATCACAGGCGGTCGCCAGCGGCGGACAAAGCGGCGATTGCAAATGCTAGGGCTTCGTCGCCGCGCTGATAAGCGTCGCGCTGTTGCGCAGTCAGGCGCGATTTGCTTTCCCGCGCCTTGATCCCCGCTCGTTTCATTTCGCGAAGCGTTCCGATATGCTTCTCGGCTTGCTCCCGCGTAACGGCGGCTAGGTTGATGGTCATAAATTCCCTTTCGCTAAACAGACGCGTTTCGCGCGTCTAAAATGGTATAGCAAAAGGCCAGCCGAAAGTCAAGCGATTTATCGGCCCCGCAAAAGCCGATGAATTAACCCGGCCTCTTTCTTCCCGATTTTGCCGGTGCGATTGTTCTTAATCGCTTTCGACACGCTTTCGGGGTTGTAACCGTGCCGACCGTGGAACGGTGTCGGCGGCTTCGTTCCCTTTGCCATTATGCGGACCTCGCTTTCTGCCATGCCTTGATGATGAAATAGCAGACGACCGCGCCGACCAGTGCAAACAGGCTCGATGCGAACGCGCCCTTGGCGGTGTCTTTTACCTTGTCCGTAATCATCGCCGCTACCTCTCGAATAACTCGTTTTGCCGATCTGCTATGCCTGAAAAGCGCGGTCGTTTCAAGTGTGTAGCACCATAGCGATAGCCGTCGCTAGTAGCAGTAACGCGATATCGTTTGCCGACAAAGAGCGCATAGCGTTGACCGCCATAACGAAACGCGTCGTTATCATCCGAACGAAAGTCATACGTCCAAAACTCCCGTTCATATAACCCTTGCTTTACCGTTGTCATATTCACGCCGGTTAAAGTCAGGATCAATTCGCCGCGCTTCCCCTTGTCCATTTCATTGCGCCAATAGTGTATTTACCGGGCGGAATATATCTGGCGCAAATTCGGTTCCCTCAAATCGCTTTAGTATGGCGTCCGCTTTCATCATCAAAAGAACGCACTGGCGTTGTATATCAATAGGCTCTTGCGGTTCCATTAGCGCCATTTCGAGCGCAGTAACGGCTTTCCGCAATTGCGTGATATCAAAGCGGTTTTCAAATGCTTCCTCGCTAGTCATCGATTATCCCCGTCATATTAATTCGCCTTGTGATGAAATCCGTTTCGCCCATATCGGCTAGGTCACGACCAAGGCGGAAAGTCGGAACCGGGTTTTCGTAAGTGATTTCCTCTCCCGCGCAAACGCGCATGATTTCAGCCGGGGAAAGGTTTACCCCCTTTGACGCTTTCTTGATTGCTTCCCCGCTGTCGAAAAGAGCATATAGCTTTTTCCCGGCGATTGCGGCGGTGTCGCCGGTTGCCTCTAATTTCCACCCGCCTAATATGGTCGGTTCCTCTTTGCCGTTAAACCGCTCGCACAATACGCTGTCAGTGTCGCAATAGATTGGACGCTGGCAAATCGATATCGTCCGCAACAGATTGGCGCGAGCGGCCCCGGTGATACTGGCAGCGGTCGCGATATTGTAAAAGCCGGATCGACGCGGATTAGGTCGCGACCAAATCATAATGACGCCAGACGTTGAATGTAATTTCCACCCGTCCGGCTGATCTAGCGTCGCTTGCGGTTGCGGTATTTCGTCAATCGTCATTGTCCATTGCTTGAATTTGCGCGGGTTCAATGCGAATTTGCCGTAACCGCTATTCAGCACGAATTTATAGAGGATATCGCGGACAGCATCGCCGTTCGCTTTTGCCTCTAATCGGAGGTTATAGAATTGCTCGACAAATTCGCGGAATGACGCTTTGCGATGAAACCGCCACGCGTGACGAACGCGCAATATCTTTAATCGACCCGTTTCCAATCCCGCGCGTATTTCGTGCATTGTCGCATAAAAGACGGCGCGCTTTACCGTGAAATCAAGCGAACCGTCGTCCGCTCGCAAGGGCAACGCGCCGTCATTAATTGCCTCAATACAGGCGAAATCGGTATCGTCATCTAATTCCCGCTGCAAATCGTATGAGGCGCTAATAGGATGCAATTCGTCGCGCATTACGGCGGGATACATTGAATTGCGATCTATCAATTGCCAGCGTTCGCCGGGGTGCGGTTTCAATATCCCTTTCTCGAAACACTGATTACGACCGCCGAAATAATAGCGTCTGAATTTCTCGTCTGCCGCATCGCCTTTGAATTTCTCGAAACCGTGTAGCGAATTGAGCATCGGCAATGACGCGCTCGCGATAGTCAGCTTGTCGCCGAACATCGTATGAAATCCATCGATCAATTCGTAACAGTAAATGCAATCGGTTTTCTGATACGCCAGAATTTCGACGCGGTGTGCTTCCCGGCGATCCCGCGTGAATTTAGCGTAATCGATTTCATCCTTTTTATATGTCGAAAGGGCTTGCGGGATAATGGCGTAACTATCCCGAAACTCTTGACCGCCGAAATTAATCTTGACTAATCGACCGTTCATAATGAGCGGGCTTTGATCCTTGTCGAGATATTTCAGGAAAAAGAAAAAGTCGAATTTCCCGCCGTTATGGGCGTAGATAATAAACTGTTCGTCTAGCGTCGCCAGATACTCGAAAAATTGAATGACGCAATCGTCGCCCCAAAAATCGACGTATCTTTCCCCGTCATAAAAACCGATGGTAAAAGGCAGCACAATAACGCCACGCGCAAACGGGTCAGTTTCGCTGTCAACGATTGCAATGCGCTTTTTACTCGCGCGGTGTGCGAAGGGTTTAGGATCGAAACGTTTTGCCTTGAAACGCTCTAGGGCTTCCGCGACCTGTTCGGGCGTCAACCCGTCGTCATCGTCATCCCCTTCCCCGTCGCCGTAATCAGCGGGGCGTTTCTCGGCTTCGTCGTCATCCTCGATTACGACGGTCGTTTCGTCGTCATCCTCGAAAGGATCATAAGCCATACCCTTTATTCATCCTCCCATTTGCGCTGGCGATAGCGCGACTGATAACGCTTTTGTTTTTCAAGGCGCGCGGTGCGTTGTTCCGGCGTCTCTAGCGAACGGGCCTTAGCCTTGCGAGCGGCGCGGACCTTATCGCGCTGCAATTCGTAAGAGCCTTTAACCCGACGCTCTTTCGGATGCGAATTATAGGGAACGCGCGGCTCGGTTCCTTCGCGCGGGTTTCTGCCGTAATCGTCAACCGCCCCTTTGAAGCGTTGAAACGTTATGTGTTTTACGACGTTCGTTTTTGACCCTAGCCGGGGCAGGTAGTATTCTAGGTTTTTAATGAGGGCTTCCGTATCCTCGAAACTGTCGCTGGCATTATGCCCGAACAAACGGAAGCTGAAATACTCGTCACGTTCTTTGAGCCGGTCAATCGCTTCCGGGTCGCGCTTCAAATTGTCGATCAATTCGTAAAGGTCGTTAGCCTTCCACGGTAAAATAACGTATTCCTCTTGACCGTTTTTGAGCGGCCTAATCATCTGCACCAAACCCTTACGCAATCGCGCGCGTTGATGCTCAAATTCTTTTGGTGCGATTAGGAAGCGCCCGCGCGTCTCTAGCAAATCCTTTGACGAATACTGTTCGCGGACAGCGCGAGGGGCGGGAACCGCAATTGCCCGCCCCTCTAGTACGTCGTTAAACTTGCGCACTTTTGCGCGCATATATCGTGTTGCACGTTGCGAGCGCGCATCGACGCGCGGGGAAACAATGCCTTTGCGTTTCAGCTTGGCGACGGATGAACGGAACGCGCGTAACGCTTGCGGATCAAGCCCTTTTCCCCTACCTGAATTTCCACCCCCTCGCACCGCGTGTAATCCCTTTCATTCGGTCGCGAGCGGTAGAACGCCATTGAGCCTTGCTCTGGCGCATCGGGCGGGCGGGGCTGGCGGTGTCCCGCCCGTTTCCGATTTAGGGGTCCGCTCGCTAGAGTGTCCCTGTCGCACATCCTATGATACGTTAAGCGATCGATCAAGGGGCCGACGCGCTCGATTTGAGACAGGCCGAAAAGGAAAACGCGTTCAGATGAAATCGAGCCTGTCAAGCACTATTTGCGGAACGAAACGCGAAAACGTCACTGGACGGCGAAATAAATTTCTACGTGGTTTTATATGCCAAAACCGTAAGCCCGTTCTACGGCGCTTAAAACGCATTTTAGGGGCACTTGATTTCTGCCCCGAATTTGGTAACGCTTTATTAACGCAAATTTGGGGTTGACACAATGGCTTTGCTTTGGGCGGACGGTTTCGATCATTATGGCAATAGCGCAAATTTCGTCGCGTCTGGCGTGTACGTCTATAAGACGAACGACCAAAGCCAGCCGTTACAAATCGGAACCGACCCCGATTATATACGCACCGGAAACCATTACTGGAACGCGAGCGGCCAAATCTTCCTAAATTGGTATGGCGGAAAGCTGACCGAAAACGCGACGATTATGGGAGCGGGCGCAGCGTTCTTTTTCGCGGGTCCGCCGGTCGGCGACAATTATTGTCCGTTTATGTTTTGCTCGGATGATAAAGACACGTTTCAAGCGAGTGTCAGATTGAACCCGAACGGCTCGCTTTCCGCTTGCTCTGCAAAAGACGGCGCGGTTTTCGGCACAAGCAATCCCGGCGTTATTTCGTATGGCTCTTACGGCTATATCGAAGCGAAGGTAATTTGCGACGCGGTAAACGGTGCGATTACAATCCGCGTAAATGAGCAAACCGTTTTGGAGGTCGAGGGCGTCGATACGGACCCGGTAGGAAGCGGCTATATGTCCGGCGTCATGTGTGGAACGCGCGGATTGAATAGCAGCGCGGGTGCGGCGATCTGCCAAGCAATTTCCGATTTCGTTATATGGTCTGGCGACGGCGCGCATAATACCGCCTTTCTAGGCGACGTGCGTTGTCGCACCATTTATCCCGCTGCCAATGGTGGCGCTCAAGATTGGGCGCATACAGGTGGCGCAACCGCGTGGCAGTCGATCAATAATGTTCCGGCGCTTCCCGGCGACGAATTTATCAGCGCGGCGGACCCTGGCGATATTTCGACATTCGGGCTTCAATCGATCCCGACGAATACGAGCGCGGTATTCGGCGTTAATCTTGTGATGCAATTAAATAAGGATAGCGCCGGAACGTGTACCGTAAGCGCAGGGATTGATAGCAACGGCGACGTTACCGAAATTCCCGACATAAATCCCGGCACTGGAAATGCCTATTATTCCGGTATCATTGAAACCGACCCGCAAGGCGGTGGCAATTTTAATTACGGTCGTATCAATGCACTATTAGCGCGCGTGGAACGCACGGCATGAGCGCGCATCTTTATTGGCGAATTTATGTCGGTTCCGCGACGGGAAGTTATGTCGGCATTTACAGCCTCGATTTTCAAGACGCGGCGGGCGTTAGTCTTTGCGTCGGCGGAACGCCAATCGCTAGCACTGAATACGCTTTTTATGCAGCGGCCCGCGCCTTTCCCGGTGGCGCGACTAATTGGATCAGTAATAACGAAGGCGCGGGCGCTTGGCTCGGCTATCATTTTGCTGCCCCGGTAACGGTTGAAAAAGTTTTGCTCGCGGGCTTTGGACCGTGCGCGGATACGCCAGCGCATATAATTACTGCGCAGCTTCAATCATCGGACGACGGCGTTGCGTGGAGCATTGAATTTGAAACCGACGAACCGGGCGGCGGTTGGGTTAGCGCGGTTCCCGTCACTTATGACGCGCCACCCCCAAGCGTTGCAATTCCGCTTGTAAATCAGGCGGCGCTAATCGTTGTCGGCAATGAGCAAGCGAGCGGCGCGACGATTTCGCAGCTTGCGATTATCAGCGTCGGGCGCGAATACCAAATCCCGCTCCATTTACACGGCTGGTTAATTCCGTCTATATGGGGCAATCCGTTTTTCATTGAACGAGGGCAATTGCTATGACGAACATTTCCCGCTTCGGCACCTATAACCAAGTGCTGCCCGAAAAGGGACCGAAAGCCTATCCGTTCAAACTCGATTTCCGCGACACGAATTTAATCGAAATCGATATGTCGCCGGAAATCGTCGGCGGTTTCATTTCGTATATTTCGGGTTGCTTTGTCGATAACCGGCTCAATGCGAATGAATTGGAAATCGAGGTCGCGAGTGTCGGGCAGCTTGTCGGCATCCCGGCTGGCAAGCAAGCATATATGCCGTTGCTTGTGACCGACGCGGCGCAGCTTACAATTCGCACCATTTCCGCGAACGATTTGGTTGTCCCGTTTTTCATCGTCAATTTCCCCGTCACTCCCGCCGTCTGGTAACAGACACTAAACCGCCAAAGGAATACCGCCAATGTCAACCGCAATGGAAAAAATGGTCGCGAATATGCTTGGCTTTACGCCACAGGAAATGCACGAAACTTTGCAGGGTTTTCGTGACATGATCGTGACGACGAAAGAAACGCTCGAAAGAATTGAAGGGAAACAGGACGAAATTCTAACCAAAATGGAAGGGCTTGAAAATGTCGGACGGGACACAGACGGCGGAAGCGGTGGTAATCGAGGGGCAGGGCAGCGACCCCGACGCGGTAGTGGTAACGCTGCCAACGGAACCGGAGCCGGAAACGACGGGTGAAGCCGTCGCAATAATTGAAGCCGAAGGTGAGGTCGCAATCGAACTTGCCGAAATTCACGCGGAAACCGAACGCCAGCGGATTGCGCAGGAAAGCGAAGGGAACGAATTATGGCAGACGGAAATGAGGGATTTGAGGGAGCAAATCGGCGCGCTCGGCGAAGCCGTGTCGGCAACGGCGACGGTGGTGGAGAGCCTATTACCGCCGTCGATCCCGCCGATATCAGCGGAACCGGAAGCGGTGGCGGTGATAGTGGACCCGGCGACGATATCGTTAGAGACGACGCCGGAAACCCCGTTATCGGAGCCAACGGACAACCCAAGCGAAAACCCGGACGAAAGCCCGGTGCCGGTGGTGGCGGAAATCGGCGGTCGAAAGCATCGCGTCCGTATGATCTAAAAGCGTCGGTCGATACGCTGTCCGGCATTTTGGCTGTTTTACATGAAGGGATTGCGGTTGTCACAAAGACGCCGGAAATGTCCCTTGACGAAAGCGAAGCCAAAATGCTTGCGACCGCGACGGTTCCGGTTTTGGAGCAATTCAATATCGCCCCGGACCCGCGCTTTGCAGCGGCCTTTGCTTTGATCGCAGCTTGCGGGACTGTTTACGTTCCCCGCGCCGTGCTGATCCGCGCGCGTCTGGCAGCGGAAGCGGACGCGCGCCGCGTCAACGCAATGCGAAACGTGACGCCGACGCCGACCGCGCAACCGGAACCGGATTTGTCGGGCATGAATAATGGCGGCTTTTTCGGCGGTACGCCAAACTAATGCCGTTTAGTGTCAGCCTTCCCAAGCACGACCAAAGGCTTGCGATTTGCGGCTCTACAGGGAGCGGCAAAACCATCGCCGGTTTATGGCAGCTTGCGGAGGCTGACATTGATTTGCGGCCTTGGTTCATTTGGGATTTCAAGCGCGATAAAAACATCGCGAAACTGGCAGCTAAAGAACTGCCCCTAACTATCGGTCGTTTGCCACGCGAACCCGGCCTATATGTTTTCCGTCCAATTCCAGAACAGGATGACGCGCAAGTAAAACGCATCCTCTGGATGATATGGGAAATGGAAAACGCCGGAAACTATATAGACGAAGGCTATATGATCGGGCGCAATAATTCGGCGTTCAACGCGCTCCTAACACAAGGGCGCTCAAAGCATATCCAAATGATTACGCTTTCGCAGCGCCCCGCTTGGATGAGCCGTTTTGTGTTTTCGGAAGCGGACTATTTCCAAGTATTCAGATTGAACGATAAACGCGACTATGAAACCGTGCAAGCAATGTGCGGTATTGACATTACATCGCGTTTACCATCTTATTATTCGCACTGGTATGAGGTAGAGGCGGACGCGGGGGCGGTCCTAAAACCCGTCCCAAAACCTGCCGACATTATCGCCACCATAAATGGACGCCTAAAGCGTCGTATCGGGATGATATAAATGGAACGCAATGTCATTTCATGGACGCCGGAAAACTGGCTGACCGTTCTTTTGATGGTGTGGCTCGGCGGGCTGATTATCGCCGTTGGCGCGCGCGTCGTATATAAGGCGAAAAACAATGGCTAAAGTGCCGTTGAATTTCGCGCTCCTATCCCATTGGCAAAATTGGGCACGAGTTTTGCTGATGGTCGCAATCGCCTCGATTGCGTTCGATTTAATCGGCCGCAATTTCCAACCGAAAAAGGAACTTTGAATATGGCCGGTGCTCCCGCCCCGCAAGTCGATCCGCGCGTTTTGAATATGCAGCAGCGCGCGGCGGTTCTCTCGAACGCAATCGAGATGACACAGCCGTTGCAGTCTTTCACCGTCGATCCGGCACAGCAGCAGGTTTTCAATATCCAGCCGCGAAACGTCGGTATTCTCAAGGGCTTCATTATCGAGGTCACGGCGACGGTCACGAACGGCGCAACGACGGTCGCGAACCGTACCGGGTTCGGTTCCGCGAACCTTTTGCGCAACATCACGTTCAACGATCTGAACAACAACGTTCGCGTCAACGTTCCCGGCTGGTATCTGGCGATGCTCGACAGCGCGCGCCAAGGTTGGGCCTACGGCGGCGCATACGCAAACAACCTCGCGATGGGGTACGGCAATAACTGGAACGTCAATCAGGGTCCGGCAACCATCGCCGCGACCGCCGACGCTTCGGTCCGCCATATCTACTATCTGCCGCTGGCGTATTCGCCGGACGATTTGCGCGGTGCGATTTATTCGGGCGTCGTTTCCGCCCAAATGAACCTCCAGCTTACGTTCAACAATACGCCGTTCGTCGGCGCGACCGACCCGCTCAACGCGATCTATTCGGGCAACGCGGGCGGCGGTTACAAGGCAGGTGCCGGCGACCCGGTATCGGTCCAGGTCTATCAGGTCTATCTCGACCAAATTCCGATGATGAACGGCGCGCCGATCTTGCCGATGCAAGATTTGAACACCGTTTACGAACTGAAATCGACCGCCTTTACCGGCGTCGCGCAGGGGCAGGATTTCCCGCTCCCCTACTCGAATTTCCGCGATTTCCTTTCGACAATGGTGCTGTACGATAACGGCGGCGTTTACAACACCGGGTCCGACATTTCCTATCTGTCGCTGGTTTCGGCCAATACGACGAACCTCTGGAAAGTGTCGCCGGAAATCGCCGCGTTGCAAGCGCGCCAAACGTTCATGGCCGATCCGCCTCCGGGGCTGTACTATTTCGACAGCCGCAAGCGTCCGATCAATACGCTCGCGTTCGGCAACATGGCGATCAATATCAACGCCACGACGGTCAACGCGAACGCGGCGGTTATCGTCGGTTACGAAGCGTTCGCGCAAATCCAGTCGCTCAATTCGTCCGCGGCTTCGTCGCTGTCGCAGTAAGGCACTTTCCGGGGCCGTAGGAAGCGGCCCCGGAAAACTGGAGATTTTCGTATGACGCTTTTCGACCGTTTTAAGGATTGGCTCAAAAAGCCGTATTCGGAGGATATGTCCGTTGCGGGTTGGTTTGCCTTTCTGGCGCTTGTGTCGATCCTAGCGTTTCTTTGGTCGCGCGTTTTGCGGTTGATTGCCGCGACGCTTTCGGAAGTGGATTAATACTATGCGCGTTCTCGGCTTTTCGATCCCCGTTATCGTTCTCTTGATCGGGGCGTATATCATCGGCGCGAAATATCCCGGCCTTTTCAATAAGGCTCGCGGCGCGGTCGGCGGCTGACAGTGAGCCGGACTAATGCCTTGTTCGCCGCTCTGTTAGGCGGTTTCATCGTCTATACGACGGCGAAAGGTAATCTGTCCGGCTACCTGTCCGTTTTGGGCTTGGTGAAATAGTGGCGCTTTTTATCCTTTGGTTTGGCGTTCTGTTTTTGGTCGCGTCGGTTCGCGGTAAAGAACAAATGGACAAATTGACCGGGTTATTGCGCGACGATTTCACCGGGCCTAATAACTTTTTCGTTTGGTCCCTAGCTTTGGGGAGTTTGGCGGCGCTCGGTTACATCAAGCAATTGCGCCAATTCTCTAACCTGCTATTGTGCCTTGTATTCCTCGTTTTGGTCCTAAAGAAAAAGGGTCCGAACGGGGAGAGTTTAATTCCGAGTTTCTTTAGCCAAATTCGTTCGACGGAAAGGACCGTATAAAATGAACCGTGTCGGGGAAGAAATCGCGACCATTGCCGTTGCAATCGTCGGCGTCGCCATTTTGGCGGTTCTTGTGTCCAAGAAAGCGGACACGGCAAACGTGATCGGCGCGGCTGGCAAAGCCTTTGGCGGTGCGCTCGGCGTCGCCGTTTCGCCGGTCACTGGCGGGGCTGGCATCGCTTACAATTGAGCCTTGCCAATAGGAGGGCTTAAAGTGTTCCAGTTTTTCCGCTTCCGAAAGGGACGCTCTTACGACGCACCGGGCGCGGGCGCGAACGGCTTGGGATTGCTCAAGCCGCAAACCGACCCTATGGCGGACGGTTTCAACGTTCCCGGTTATGCGATCATGCGCAGCTTTGCGCCGCAGTCGATTGCATACGTCAAAGACGCGCAGCAGTTTGCCGAAGTCGATTTGATCGGCAACGGTATCGCGTCGCAAGGGCAGCTTGAATTGCAGCGGCTCGCGCAGCTTACGAACGGGGGCTGAAATGGACTTGCCGCATTTCGACAAGAAAAAGGCACTGATTTACGGCGGCGGTTTCGCGGTCGTTATCGTGCTGTTTATGCTGTTCCGCAATTTGTCGGGCGGCGGTTCGGCGTCGTCAACGGTCGTCACGCAAGGGACCGACCCGGCTGTCCTACAGGCTCAAACGTCATTGGCGCTCGCTCAAATCGGCGCGGCGACGGCGGCGCAACAGACGAACGCACAATTGGCGGCGGCTCAAATGGCCGCACAAAACGACCTTGCGGAGCATACGATTGACGCGGACCTTTCGCGCTACTCGATTGACGCGCAAACGCACCAGCTTGACGTTCAAGTCGCGGCGGCGGCGGCTTCCGATGCGCGCAACGCCGATCTGCAAGCGAGCGTCGCGCGGTGGACGCTCGATAACGCAGCGCAAATGCAAGCGAACAATAACGCGTTTCAATTGACGTATGCGGCGAACGCCAATGCGTCGGCGGAAAGCATCGCGCAAATGCAAGCGGAACTTGCGGCGGCTTCAATTCACTCTAACGAAAATGTCACCATTGCCGGACTAGCCGCGCAAACTGCGCAGCTTAACGGTTACTTGGGGGCGCAAGTCGCGATGAACGAAAGCGACAATGCAAAAGAGGTCGGGATTGCGAAAATCTCGTCGTCAACGCAAAAACACTCATCAACGATGGGCCTAATCGGCGGTATCATTGGCGGTGCGCTTTCGATCTTTAGTGACGAAACGCTGAAAACCGATCTAACCTTGATCGGTCGCGAACCGGACGGCTTGGGTATCTACTCTTATCGTATGATCGGCGACCCGAATTATACGGTTGGCGTTTTGGCGCAAGAGGTCAAGCGTTTGCGCCCCGGCGCGCTCGGCCCCGTTATTGAGGGCAAGTTTACGGTCAAGTATCGCGAACTAGCGGCGGCGGCTTAATCGTGACGCCTAGCGACCGCAAAACTGTAACGGTCGGCGGAATACTCGTTATTCTGCTCCTATTACTATGGTGGCGTTTTGGTCGTTCCGATCATACGCTTTTCGTGCATGATAAAGACACGACCATTGACGTAGAAACCGGGCCGATTACGAATTACAATCTCCCGCCGCTGACTATTCCGAACGTCGGCGGGCCTTGGGATTGGATGCAAACGACTGATCTAGGTTGTGGGTGCGACGCCGGGTTGTGGAAACAACCTGTCGAAATCGCGCCCGCTACTGCGCTGCCGCAATCATACCCGGTTTATCGCTACGTGACGAACAACGTTTACAGCGCGGGACCGACGTATGATTTCCCCGAATTTAGAGCGCCGCCGCCGCCTACTTGGTGGTATGCGGTTGTTCCGGGTCCGTATATGTCTAGTCAAAAATACTATGCGAATAAGCAAGTAATTGTGACTAGCACCGGGGATCGATTTGGCACCGGCAAAGGTCAAGGGCTTGGCGTCGGTTACGGTTATTATACCGAATACACTAAGACGGGCAGCGATCTTTATTACAACGGAAAACGGTTCGTCCACGATCCTAGTAAAGACGTTATGGGAGCGCAGCCTGTCCAGACCTATGCTTACGGGACTGGATAATGCCAGACAATATCTTTTCCCAAATTGAAGCCGGACTAATCGCGCGCGGGTTTACTCTAGACCAAGCGCGCGGAATTAGTGCCGGTATCTATGCGGAAAGCGGAAGCAACCCGATTGCGGTAAATCCGTCGTCGGGCGCGTTCGGTTTAGGACAATGGTTAGGCGCTCGCAAAACTGGCGTCAAAGCACTGGCAGCGCAGCGCGGCGAAATAACGCCGTCGTTTAAGACGCAGCTAGATTATCTGGCGTATGAATTGAAGGGCGGCGACGCGGGCGGGGCGTCTGTTCTACGCGCGCAAGGTCAAGGCAATATCTTGACTGCCTATATTACGAAATTCATGCGACCAGCGGCGGGCAAAGAAACAACCGGGGATTTGGAGCGCGGCGCGACCTATCTAGCTGGCAATACAAATGCGGGTCCGGGGCGCGTCTTTCTAAAGGGATTGCTTGGCGATTGGGCGGGCAACCTCCTAAGTGACGGCTATGTCGCGGAAGGTACTTTGCTTGCCGCTCCCGGCGACAAGTTATTCGGCGGGCTTTCGCTTGGCGATTGGTTTACCCGAATTACGTTCGGCGTTTTCGCTATATTGCTAATCGCGGTCGCGTTGTTTATGCTGTCTGGCAAGTCAGTCGCCGACGTAGCGACAAAGGTTCCACCTATTCCGGTGTGAAAAACGAAGGGAATTATTATGTCGATCAAATCTGTTGCCGGTTCTTTCGTCGGTTTTCTCGGCCACCATTTCAAGGATTTGGCCGCGCTCGATACGGCGCTTTCCGGCATCCTCGCGGCGCTTCCGGTCAACGCCGAAACGCGGGCGCATATTCAGGACGCAATCGACACCGTGCGCGACAGCGCCGTCAATGTCGAAAACGCCGTGTCCGCGTTCATCGAGGGTTTCGACGGGCAGGAAGGCGGCGGGCTTTCGCCGGTCACGATCAAGGAAAGCGATATCGAACACGCGCTGTCCGCGATCATGCCAGCCGCGCTCGCTGCCTATTTCGCCGACCATCCCGTCCCGACCGCTACCGATCGCGCGGCGGGCGGGGCCGATAACGTCGGGCTGACCAACCGCGACCGTGAGCCGGTTCCCGCTGCCAGCGAGCAGACGGCGGACAGTCAGGCCGGTACGACCGGCAGCGGCGATCAGGGCAGCGGAGCCGGGTCGTTCGGCGGTGACACGACGGTCGGCGAACAGTAATGCGAGCCGCGATCCGTACCAAGCGGGCCGCGTTCATGGCAGGGGCGTCGCTTTTGACGCTCCTGTTTATGGGCGCTTGCGTTCCCGCTTCCGCCCCGGCTGACAACGGCGGCTATACGATTTGCGACGATACGGTCGCGAACTCGAATTGCCCCGCTGATACCGCGCCGGTCGTCATCAATAATTCGATCTGATTTCGGGAGCCGTAATCGATGATGCTTTATTCGCAGCGGACAGGGGCTTTCACCCTTGGCGGAAAAGTCATCGGTTACGGCTACGCCGGGAACGGACCCGATAAGAACGAACCTCGCAGCCAGGGCAAAAAGGGACACGGCCCGCTTCCGCAACATCAATACAAATTAACGACCGTCAAAGACAGCCCGCGAACCGGGCCTTTTACTATCGTGCTAGAGCCGGTCGGTTCTGGCGATATGTTAGGGCGCGGTGATTTCCGTATTCACGGCGACAGTATAAAGGCACCGGGAACGGCAAGCGACGGTTGCATAATTCTCCCGCGCAATTTGCGCGAAAAAATTTGGTCAAGCGGGGAGCGTTTGCTAACCGTCACCATCTAAACGAGGGCGGGAACGGGTTGTGAGTGAAAGCGTTGATAACGAGGGCGGGACTGAAATGAGTGCGTTAGAGGTTCGTCTAATTGCGGTCGAGACTTTGCAAAAGCAAAATCTCCCAAAATTTAACAACCTTTTGCGCCGTATGACAAAGGTTGAAAAAGCCGTGGGTTTGCAGACAATCGCCGTCGCCGAAATTGTCAAGCTACAGAAAACCGACGCCGAAATTCGCGCCGCCAATGCTCAAAAACTTGACGATATTTTGAACCTCCTTTCACACGCCAAAAGCGTTGCGGGTTTTGCGCGTAAGCATGGACCCCGCGTTTTGGCGTTCCTAATCGGCGGTTTGGTTTTGTCGGGCCGCATCACCCCGGAATGGGCGCAAAAGTTTTTGCACCTTTTTGGCCTCTAGGGGTTGACAACCGCAATTCCCGGCGTCTAAATGGCGCTACCGCAACGGAGCGGGTTTCATAAGGGAATTTTGATAATGGCACGTATCGCTGGTAAACTGACCGCCAAGTCGCTTGGTTGGGATCGCAACGCAATCGGCGCGGCGGTGAAAAAGGTTCCGCAGGACGGCGGGCGCGTTTTCATCGGTCGCGTCGTCGGCATTGTGTCCGGCCTCCACGAAACCGTCAATGACGATACCAGCGAGGTCCAGACGGGCCTCAAGGGCAATTTCCGGGGCATTTCGTCGCTGCCCGAAATGCGCGCCAAAATGGACGGCGAAAACCCGGTGATGAAGGACGGCGTTGCCGTGATGGAACCGACCGGGGAACCGATCACCATGACGGCGGGCCGCTGCTATCTTCCGGGCGGCATACAGGAAATGGTCGAAGGCGCTTACAAGGGCGCTCGGCAGGGCGACACCAACGCCACCGTTTCCTTCGGCGTCGATCTGTACGCCGTCCCGGCGACGAACAAGGCCGGTTACAGCTACGACGCTGACACCGTGACCGAAGCCGCGACCGCCGACCCGCTCGACGCGCTGTTGCAGTCGGCGAACGCGTTGAAGGCGCTCCCCGGCACCAAGGCGGACGAACCCGCCAAGGTCGAGGACAAGTCGGCCAAAACCGGCAAGTAAATTCGCCAGCCCGAAAAGGGCGAAGCGATAGGGGGCGGTTAGCAGGAAACTTTCCGCCCCCGTTTACCGCTTGTTAATTCCTTACCGCCATAAGGGGTTATCGAAACAAGCGAGGGATAAGGGAAATGGAAAATGATCGTCGGATTTCACAACGCGACCGCGACACGTTTGCGGCTCGCGCGCGTCGCGAATTTTGGGCGCGCAAACAAGCGGACGCCGCACAAGATACGGGCGGGCCTCTTATCGGGGCGGGCTGGTATCGCGTCGCTTATCTCGGCAATCCGGTAGGTACGTGGTGATGCGCCGAGGATGCGCCCTTTGGGTTGTCACTTACTTGGTCGTTGTCGCCGCTGCGATCATTTGGACAATTCGGGTTTGCTTTCCATCGTGACAGCCGACCCGTTTTTCATGGTGGAAATTCAGACGCGAAGCGGTCAATGGTTCGAGGATCAACGCAACGAAGCCCTTTGGGTTATGCGCGCTTATGCCTCTAACCTCATTGCCAACCGCCCCGATCTGGCGGGCCGCGTTCGCATCGTCCGTTGTCACCCGTTGCCTAGCAGCGTCATCTAGGCTATATCGAGGGGGAGGGTTGGTTTATGTCGCGTCGCTTTATGGACAGTGCCAAGCAAGCCGGTTACACAGCCGCCGAATTTGGAGCGCCTATCACGGCGAACGAATTTGCCAGCGACGAAAACCGGGCGCTTTGGGAGGAAGGTTGGAAAGCGTTTCAGGGGCGGACCTTTAGCGAGGAAACCGCCGTCGCGAAACGAATGTTGCAATTGACCCGGCAATCGCGCCGCGCCGGGAAGGGACTAAAGCGAGCGCGCCCGGTTCAAGATTGGTAGGAGGTTTTATGGCAGGTCGCTTCGCGAATATGATCCGCAACGGGCTTTTCGGCGGTCCCGCAAGGGTCCAGTTTGCCCCACCACAGGGAGCCGCCGCCGACGTACCGGCAATGTCGGTTACGGTCGATAGCCGCAACCTTTCGTTAAGCGAGGTCGTATCGCTGGCGACGCCGGTTACAGTCGGGCAAATGGCTTCCGGTCATTCCGCCTTGGGGCTTACCAAAGTGGCGATTGCTCCACAGTCGCGGTTCTCGTCGGCGTTTTTGACGAACGACCGCAACCCTTCAAACGGGCAGCACTGATTAGGGGTTGACTTGGTGCAGCGGCTCCCCTAACTAGGTGAGGCTCGCTAGGCACCTGTTGCGGCGGACGGGAATTTCCCCCTCCTAGTCCGCCGCAACTAACCTAGAGCAGATTTGTTCCTTGACAATCCACCCCCGACCCGTTTGAGCGGCGACAAACGCGTTTGTCCCTATTGCCACTCTCCTTC